AACTCCACGAGCATCGCTCGCCGCAGATCTCCATCAAGGTGCGGGCTGGCGCGAAAGGCCGGAAGAATGCCATGTTCGTGGAGATTACGAACAGCGGCTTCGATCGGACATCCATCTGCTGGCAGCACCATGAGCACTCGCGCAAGGTGCTCGAGCAGGCGCTGAGCGATGATCGCTGGTTCGCCTTCGTCTGCGGCCTGGACGACGGAGATGACCCGCTGGTCGACGAGCGCTGCTGGCCGAAGGCGAATCCGAACATCGGCCATTCCATTACCCTCGACTACCTCAAGCGCCAAGTCGCGAACGCGAAGAATATGCCGCTCGAGACGGATGACATTCTTCGGCTGAACTTCTGCGTGTGGACTCGGCAGCAGACCAGGGCGATCGACATGAAGCAGTGGCAGGCATGCCTCCCGCTGCCATCCGAAGGTGAACTCGTGAGTGCGCCGCTCAAGTTCGGCGGCCTGGACCTCGGCCAGACGGACGACCTTAGCGCTTGGGTGCGTCTGTATTTCCTCAAGGACGGCCGAGTCGGGGTCAAGGCACGCTTCTGGCTACCCGATGCCGCGCTCGAGAAGTATCCAGATCGACCGTATGCGCATTGGCGCAACCTCGGACTGCTCCATGTGACGGAAGGGCCGACGACAGACTATGACGAGATCCAGGAGAGCGTGAAGCGGGACTGCCACGACGACGGGATCCAGTCTGTCGCCTATGACAAGCGGTTCGCTGAGCAAATGGCGCAACATCTGATCGGCGCGGGCGTGGACATGGTCGATCAGCCACAGGGCTTTCAACTGAATGAGGCCATCAAGCGGAAAGGCACGCTGATTGCGAACGGGGAACTCTGCCACGGCTCGAATGAGATCCTGACCTGGATGGCGAGTAACTACGTGCTCAGACACGGCATGCGCGGCGAGGTGCGGCCCGACAAGGAACGCGCATCCGAGAAGATTGACGGCCAGGTGGCGATCGACATGGCGCTCGCTCTCTGGGTGCGGCAGCCGACGGTGGTTGAGAAGGACTATCAGATGATCGTCATTGGTAGAGGACACCCAGAACAGGGACGCGCGCTCTCATGAGCGAACCTCGTCGAGGTCGTGGGCGCCCACGGTCCCAGCGCTGCGTGCACGTCCAGACGACCATTCCGCCTCGCACCTATGATCGCTTGATCGAGATTCGGAACAAGCGTCCGGGACGGTCCGTCTCCGAAGTCCTCCGCGCGATCGTCGTGCTCCAACTCCGCACTGGCTCGCCTGAGTAATTTGTATATCAACTAAATCCTGTTCTACGAAGACTCTCGTATGCTGTCGGTACAACCCGACAGATGGCGACTCTTCACCCCGCCGGCCTCGCACACGCGCACGCCCTCGTCTCCGCTGGTCGTTACGACAGCACGTCAGCCTGGAGTTTTTCGGCCGAGGATGGCAACGCGCTGCTCGGCTCTGACGGCAGCGACTGGGCGAATTACTCGCAGTGGTTCCTCGGTGAAGACGCCGAAGCCGGACCTGCGGACACCAAAGCGCACTGGAAGTACCCGTTCGGTAAGGACGGCAAGGTCTACGCCTCGGCACTGTCCGCGATCGCGAGCCGAGGATCAGCGCAGGGCGATCACGCCATTTCCGCAGCCGCCACAGCGCTGCATCAGATCATTGACGCGAAAGAAGCACCCAAGGCATCGAAGACGCCGCGCATCCGTAAACCGAACACCGTCGAGCGCGCCTGGTCGAAGTTCGAGATCAAGTCCGTCGACGCCGAGCGGCGCATTCTCGCTGGTGTCGCGACGACGCCGTCGACGGACTCCTACGGCGATGTGGTCCACCCGGAAGGCGCGAAGTATGCGCTGCCGATGCCATTCCTCTGGCAGCATGACAGCGAGCAGCCCATCGGGCATGTCATTGCGGCCACGCCGTCAGCGAAAGGCATCGACGTCTCGGTGCAGCTTGCGAACATCACCGAGCCTGGCGCGCTGAAGGATCGGCTCGATACGGCCTGGCAGTCCATCAAGAGTGGCCTCGTCCGCGGTCTCTCGATCGGCTTCCGGTCGCTTGAAGAGACCTACGACAAGACGACCGGCGGCTTTAATTTCCTGAAGTGGCAATGGGTCGAGTTGTCGGCCGTGACCATTCCGGCAAACACCGATTGCAGCATTCAAACGATTCGTTCCCTCGACACGACGGCGCCCGCGATTGGGCGTCCGAGAGTCGCTGTACGTCACACGTCCGGCGTTACGGACCGTCCCTCAAAAACCATGTCACATAAGAAAACACTGTCACAGCAGATTGCCGATTGGGAAGCCACGCGCGCGACCAAGTGCGAACGGATGGACGAACTCGTGACCAAGGATGACGGCCTGACCATGACGGCCGAGGAGATCGACGAGCACGATGGCCTTGCGGCTGATGTGCGCGATCTCGATGCCACGATCGAGCGGCTGCGTGCCGCCGAACAGCGGGCACAGAAGGCCGTGAAGCCCGTCGTGGGGAGTACCACGGAGGAGGCGTCCAATTCGCGCGGCACCCGCCAGATCTCGGTCACGAGCCGTCTCGAACCAGGCATCAACTTCGCCCGGTACGCCATGTGCGTGGCGATGGCGCGCGGCAACGAATTCGAGGCCCGCGAACTTGCCAAGCGCAACTATGGCGATCAGGCTGCCGAACTCGTCAAGCTGATCGACTTCCAGATGCTGGATCCGATCCAGCGGCAGGCGGCCATTCAGCAGAGAACGGCAGTCGGCGGCGCGGCAACGTCCGTGAGCGGCTGGGCATCGGAACTCGTGCCGTACAACATCATGGACGACTTCATCAATTACCTGCGTCCATTGACGATTCTCGGCAAGCTCGGCGGTCCGATTCCAGGCGGTGCTGGCGGCAATTATCCGAAGCTGCGGCAGGTGCCCTTCAACACCCGCGTCAGCGGATTCAGCGCCGGCACGACGGCGAACTGGATCGGGGAAGGTCTGCCGATCACACTGAGCAAGGCGACCTCATTCACGACGTCGCTGACCTGGTCGAAGCTCGGCGCGCTCGCGGTGCTGACGAAGGAAGAAATCCGGTTCAGCAACCCGAACGCCGAGATGAAGGTCAGAGACGACATTGCGCTCGCGCTCGTCCAGAAGATGGATCACGACCTCATCGATCCGGCGAAGGCCGCATCAGCGAACGTGTCGCCGTCCTCGATCACCTATCAGACCACGCCGATCCTGACGACCGGCACCACGGCGGCGTTGAGGACGGATCTCGCGACCCTGCTCGCGACCTTTGCCGCCCTGAACTTCTCGCTGGATGACATCGTCCTGATCATGACCCAGAAACAGGCGCTGAACATCTCGCTGATGGTCAGCTCCCTGGGTGTGCCGCTGTTCCCGCAGATGACGCCGCAGGGCGGTGTTCTCGTCGGGATCCCGGTCATTGCGACCAATCAGCCGGCCTCCATCGGATCGCCGGTCAGCGACATCATCGTCGGCGTGAAAGCCGGCGAGATCTACCTGGCCGACGACGGAGTGGTGACGGTGGATGCGAGCGATCAGGCCAGCGTCGAAATGGTGGACACCTCTTCGCAGAGCGGCGTCAGCGGCACGGGCGCCTCGTTGGTGTCGTTCTGGCAGTCGGGCCTCCTTGGCCTGAAGGTCACGCGAGAGGTCAACTGGAAGCTGCGCCGCACGGGCGCCGCACGCTACATCTACAACGTCGGCTACACCGCGTAGTCCACGGATCGCAGCGGACAGCCTGACCGCGATAGGTCGGCTGTCCGCTCTTAACACACGCCCTGCGTTGAGGGAATCATGCCTGCCGAGAACTACACGCCGCGCACGGTGCGCGCACTCACGGAAACCCCAGACGGTCATCGTCCCGGTGAGGTCTTCGTCGTCACGCAGGACGTCGCGGATGTCCTGACGATGCCAGGCGTCGACTGCGTCGAATATGCCGATGTCGAGAAGCCGAAGGCGCCGCAGCCCAGCCGGCATCATCGCCGCGATATGCGGGCTGAGGCGTGAGACTGACGCTGCGCGACCGGTTACGGGTCGCGCTTCGCGGTCAGCTTCCGGTCGAGCAGAAGGGCGTCGTCGGCCAGGATCTCATCACGCACCTGCCGGGTGCTGGATGGTGGCCTGTCCTTCGGGAGGGATTCGCGGGTGCGTGGCAGCGCAACCTCTTCACGCCGATCGAGGATTGCGCGACCCATCCAACGTTCTGGGCGTGCGTCACCCTGATTGCCGGAGACATCGCGAAGTGTCGGCCGATGCTCGTGCAGGAGCAGTCTGACGGCACATGCCAAG